GCAAAACCAAGATTAATAAAGAGGATTTGCTGGGAGGACTCAAAGCAATTCATGAACATCAACAAAGTAGAAATATCTAACTTTTATTCCATCAAAGATGTAAAACTATCTTTCGATAAGTACAAAGGTATCGTACTAATTGAAGGACAGAATAAAGATACAGGAGGATCAAACGGCTCTGGAAAGAGTGCGTTAATCGAAGCAGTTGTGTGGGGGCTCTTTGGTAGAACTATTCGCAAGTCTACCGAGGATGCCCTCGTCAACAACCAAAGCAAGAAAGGGTGTAGTGTTCGTATTACTGTAAACAAAGACTATGTAATTGAGCGTGGAAAGCGACCTACCCTACTTAGATTCTACCACAAAGATAAGGAGTTGACGCAGGACAATGCAACTAACACCCAGAGTCTAATTGAGGAGACACTACACACTAACTACAAAGTATTCCTCGCCAGCACAGTATTTGGACAACAAAACCATATTGAGTTTATCAATGCGACACCAGATGATAAAAGAACGATCATTAAAAACTTTCTAAATCTGGAAGAGTTGTTCTCTCTGAGAGATAGTGTAAAGTATTTGAAATCTCAAAACTCTCAGGGCATCAAAAAATGTGATACGCTAATTAGCGAATACGAGAAAACTATTAAAAAGTTTGATAAAGAATTATCAAAACTATGTGAACTTCAATCTGAGATTGAGAATACAGATGTATCTAAAGCCCTAGAAACGCCATTATCTGATATTTTAGAAATTGAAAGATCTAATGATGAGAAAGAATATAAAATTGCAAATCTTAAAAGGGGCCTGATAAACCTAAATACTAGACAAAAAGAAATTAAAAAAAGTCTGGAGAACCCAAATGAGATTATACAATGTAAGTCTTGCGGTCAGCCCGTATCCAAGTCCGTTCACCCGAAGCGGCTTATGGTTGAATACTCTGATCTTGAATCGGAAATCGAGGAGACGACAGAGGAGATACAGAAACTCCAAAGCGAATTCAGAACGCCACCAATCTCCTCCCTCGATTACCATAAAGTTCATGAATACAGAACCCTTAAGAAAGAGACGGAAACTTACGAAAGTTTGAAGTCCGAAACTCTGCAAGATTTGCAGAATGCTCATGACGAAAAAGCTGCACTACTTAGCCAGTACGACATTATGAAGTTCTGGGAAAAGGCGTTCTCTGAGCAGGGAATTGTAAAGTACATTATTAAAAATGTTCTAGAATATTTCAATTCCAAGGTCAACTTCTATCTATCTCACCTATCCCAAGGTAAGTTCTTTATTACTTTTGATGAAGAACTAAAAGAGACTATCACGCACTACGATAGAAGTATTCCATATGTATCCCTTTCGGGTGGAGAAAAGAAGAAAATTAGTCTATCTGTAATGCTTGGACTTCAGGAACTTCTGAAGATGTCCAAAGAGAACAATACCAACCTGATGTTTTTTGATGAAGTTGCAGAGAATCTTGACCAAGAAGGACTCGAAGGTCTCTACATACTCTTGTCGGAATTGAAGAAAGATAGAAGTTTGTTTGTAATTACACATAATAATTATCTTAAATCTTTAATGGACAATAGTAAATGCCTGACTATGATAAAGGCAAACGGTATATCTAAAATCAAAGGAAAATAACTATGGCAAATGTAAATCTCGAAGGTCTTGGACAAGAAATATTTGAATCACGCTACGCCTACCCTGGCGAAACTAAGTGGGCAGAAAGAGCTAAGGTCGTTGCTAGGACTATGGCTTCTGCTGAAAGTGATGAAGACAAAGAGAAGGTTGAAAAACTATTTTATGATGCCATTGGTTCTGGGGATCTGATCCCTGGTGGTAGAATTATCTTTGGTGCTGGTCGTAACCGTGGTAGCCACAATCTTCTGAACTGCTATGTAATTATTCCAGAAGACAATGTGGATTCTATCGGTAAAACCGTGATGGATATGTACCGTATCTCCTGTGCTGGTGGTGGTGTTGGATTCAATGTTTCCAAAATTCGCCCTAAAGGAGACCACATTGGCAGCGTAAAGAACTCTGCTCCAGGGGCAGTATCTGTCCTAAAAATGATAAACGAGGTAGGTGAGCATGTACGAGCGGGAAAGAATCGTCGCACGGCTCTTATGGGCATTCTCAATGTTACTCATCCTGATCTGCTTGAGTTCCTTAGTGTCAAGCTTGACCACGGTGAACTGAATAACTTTAATATTTCTGTTGCAATTACTAATCGCTTCCTTGAAGCAGTCGAACTGAACGAGCCCTGGTACTTTAGCTACGGCAACAAAGAGTACCACTCCTACGACATCGCTCGCAACGGAGAAGAGGTTATCAGCGTCATTGGAACCAGCGAAGAGGATGCACTTGTCCGTGCTGAGAATTTCCACAAAGTAAAGTGGACCGACACCTTTGAGATGATCGGTCTTCGGGATATGAAAGCCCGTGAGCTTTGGGATATGATCTGGAAGAACTCTGTGGAGTCTGGTGATCCAGGCATCTACAACATTGATCTTGCCAACTCATACACTAATGTTTCTTACTTTGAGAAGCTAGATAGTACCAACCCATGTGGTGAGATCTCTCTCCCCTCTTACGGTAACTGCTGCTTAGGTAATATCAATCTGAACAACATGGTCCTAGAGGACGGTTCTGATGTTGATTGGAAGCGCCTAGCTCGTACTGTGAGAACTGGTATTCGTTTCCTTGATAATGTTCTTACGGTAAACACCTTCCCAACCGAGGAATGTAAGCTAGTAGGTGAGCGTTCTCGCCGTATTGGTTTAGGCGTTACTGGTCTTCACTACATGCTTATCAAGCTAGGAATTACTTACGGAAGTGAGAAATGTCTAGAATTTCTTGAGCGTCTTTTCGGAACTATCCGAGATGAGGCTTACAAGATGTCTATATACCTTGCACGGGATAAGCACCCCTTCCCCGAGTTTGACTACAAGAAGTATCTGAATGAAGAATTTGCTAAGACGCTACCTGCACGAATCCGAATGCTTATCAAGCGTCATGGCATCAGAAATGCGGTCATGCTCACCATTCCTCCATGCGGAACTATTTCAATGCTACATGGAGTCTCTAGTGGAATCGAACCCATCTTCTCGGCTATGTACAACCGCCGATGGAGAAGTGCTAACACTTGGAAGGAGCAACTAGTAGTCGATCCACTATTCCAGAAGTATTATGACGAAGAGAAATCATTGGAACCATTCGTGGGAGCTTACGACATCGCACCCGAGGACCACATCAAGGTCCAGGCTACGGTACAGAGGTTTATTGACTCCTGCATTAGTAAGACAATCAATCTACCAGCAACATCAACTCCAGAGGAATTCTCACAAGCAGCCCTGGATTACGCGCCTTATCTCAAGGGCCTTACAGTTTATAGGGCTGGGTCAAAAGGAAACGAACCACTACAAGCAATTGCACTAACGGAGGAAAACATTGAAAAATACATGGGAAGACGAGAACCCGCCGAAGTCGGAGTCCAGTCAGGAGATGCCTGCTCCCTCGATGGGGGAGATTGCGGAGCATAAAGAAGAAGAGGTATTGAAAGCTTGGGAGGAGTTTAGAGAAAAACTTCCTCCCGAAGACTGCCCTTATTGGGAGGATTAATTATGGCAATCTACGAATGGATATGTAGAGAATGCGATATATTTTGGGAGCGAGACTGTGCTTTAGGAAAAGCTCCTAGCAGAACTCGTTGCCCAAAATGTAGTAAACTTTCTGATAGATTTTATGATAATCAGAATGTGGGTGTAGCTTTTGGAAACGATAAAGATTTCCAAACTGTAAGAGCACGGTATAAGAGACACGCAGAAAAAGGTTTTGATAAGACAGCAGGTGATAGGTGGCTAAATACTCAAATTCGAGAAACTAAAAACGCCATGAACGATGAATCGTTCCGATACAAATCTGCTAATATTGATTGGGACAAATTTGCTAAATCTAGAGGTCTACGAAAGGTTGGTGAGACAGAGGCTAAGAATAAGATGGAAAGAGCCAAAAAACTGACTGGTGAAGCCTATGATAGAGCAAACAAGATGGGCTACAAGGACATAGGATCCAATAAGCTAGACATCAAAAAACCCAACAAACAATCATAACAATGGCATACGATTTTTCTGAAAACATTCAGCGTGGTATTCTATACCTATTGAAATCTAATAAAGATTTCTATCTACAAATCATCAATCTGGTCAAGCCCGAGTTTTTCGAGTATCCCAGCCACTCAAAGATCTTTGAGCGTGTGCGTGAGTATTACGAAAAATATGGTAAGCTACCTACTGACGATTTCATTATTCAGGATATAAAGCCCACTCTGGGTACTAGGGAAAATGTTTCTGACTACGAGGATGAG